TATTCAACAGCCATTTTTACACCATCGTAATGTCTATATCGTCAACGTCGCTGGTAAACACCTCATTATACTCCAAGGTCAAATCTGAAGTCCCAACAGGGCTTGGAGACTCTCCTATTGCTATCGAATAAATGGAAAAGGTCGGTTTTAATCTATCTACATTCACCGACATTGCTGCATAATTGATTGAAGAAATCGTTAGCGTATCTCCGATCCCCAAACTATTTATATACTCGGCAACCGCTGCTTTTATCAAAACATCCGTGCCGGACAAATATCCCGGCAATTGATGAATTTCAAATTCTATATATACAGGAACATCGGTCGGACGATAAAATCTCACGGTGGTTACCGTTCCATATTCAGCATCGGTAATGTCCGTTTCAACATCGCCATTCATATAACAGCCAAGACCTCTGTTGTAATAAATGGCTTTTGCAATATCTAAAATCGTTCCACCTTCTACAACACAGGTAATAGAATGAGCTGGTGCTCCTTCAAAAGGAACTCCTGCATCTCCATAATGCGTTGAATTTGTCGGGTTTTCATAAACCGCATATCTGGTAACATTATCTAATGCGGCAATAGCTGCAATCGTCCCCGCAAGCATGGTTTGAGAAGGAAGAGCAACACTAATCGCTTGACGGGTTCTTAACTCTGCATCTGTTTCAGCATCTTGTCCGGGAGTAGCGGCAACTGCATTGGTAACTCCTGTCCATCCCGCCGTAGGAGTGGCAACAATATCAATATCTCCTGTAAGTGCAGTAATAGCACCGGGCGTTTCACAAGTAGCCGAAACCGTCAATTCATAATATTCACCAGCGGGAGAACCGGCAGCTTGAAGCGTAATCGGTGTAGGCAAATCCCACAGATTTCCAGACTTATCTTGAACCTTGCCATTGGTAATGGTAACGGCAGAAGTTCCTGTAAGGATCACATCACAAGTTGAATAGGTCGCTGCATTTCTTGTTATCCCATTTAACTGAACCAGACTTGAAAGACCGACACCAACTGCGGTAACGGGACTCATTTGGTTGTATGCATACTGAATTGCCTGCATGGTTTCATAAATCATCAAAGACTCGTTTGCCAATATCTGGTAGTCTGGAGAATCATTGGCGAGATAAATATCGGGACCAAAGATGGTTTTAGTATCATTTATTCTTTTTTCAAGAATATCATTATATGTCGGTAAATGAAGTCCATCTTTATCCACATATGGAGCAAAGTATGCGCACATTCTACAACTCCTTTTAAGAACTTGTTAATTGGTCCTTATTTGTTATATACAACTCTCCGTAGATCGTATCAACCCTACAGGTAAAAGAGTATTCTCTTGTTTCCGCATCATATTCAGACTCAACTGAATTTATCGCCGTTACTGCATAACTCCCATTAGGCATTTTCAATCCTTGAATTCTGTCGGTAATGATTTTGTCAATGATTTTTTTATCTTTGACTCTTGCTCCTAAAATCTTCTGCCAAAGAGGAAGACCGTCTCTCAAGTCTTTCCACCACTCACCAAGAAACAAAAGAAGCCTTGTTTTAATAGATTGAGCTATTGCTTCCGGATTGCCGGAAACATCTTGAAGATAATCTCCAAGCCCTCTTCCAAAACAATAATCATGATTTTCATCCAGTCTTCTGCAAATCATTAAACGACTCCTCCAGTATTTCCTGATCCCGGTTGAACCCCGCTATGGACATGATTCAAAAAATTCTTTGCATCAATAGATGACAAACCACCGCCAGATAATACAACACCGCTTGTAGCTGCCAAGGTAATTGATGCGCCAGACACCTGAACAGTAGGAGAGTTAATAACCGTAACATCTGTTGCATCTACAGTTACGCTTGTGGAATTTACATCAACCGTAGGAGCATTTACTTCAACTTCACTGCCAGCGGTCACCGTAACCTTCATCGGAGTGACTATATTAATGTCATTGTCTCTGACTTCAACATAAGAGTCGTTGTTAAGGTTTCTTAAAACTGCTGAATCGGTAGAATAGCTGTTAATCTTTCTAGGCTGACTCCAAGGACCAATTATAGCAAACCCATCGGATAAATCATGTCTGCGATAATCCAACTGATTACTGACCTTTCCCGACTCCCACCAGCTATCAATACAATTGTCCCCGAAAACAACCAGACATTCATCACCAACCGTTACCGGCATGGTCAGAACAAAATTGCCAGCACGAGGCATGTAGATAGGAACATCTTGAAGGATGGGAATTTCAATATTTTCATAAGGCTTTCCTTCCAGACTGACCATTTCTCTGATGGCTAATTTTACAGTCACCGTTTGCTTGGTTGAATCAAAGCTCTGAACAATTCCGGGGCAAGCAACACGAATACGATTGCTTAACTTTTCAAGTTTTTGCTCAAGAACTTCGTTTTCATCGCCAAGCCTTACAGATAATGGAACATTTACTAAAGCCATAATTTACCCCTGTACATCTTTACTTGTTCTAAACTGCGCTGCCAAAGTTCCTTCCATTGATTGGTTACAACCGGTCACGGTTGTATACCATTCATTTCCCCTTGTGGCTCCAGTATGAATTACCCCGATTACTCTGTAAATACCATCTTCATCTAATCTTGAAAACCCAGCCGTGTTATATTGAATAGCCATTTGTCGTATTATCTTATTGTCTATCTTCACCAACATCGGTTCCGGTTTAAATACTCGTATTGTTGGATTCAATAGACAGGTAAATGTTATTCCATCTTGCGTTTGTTGAGGAGTACCAACTAATCCACCAGAGTCAGGAGAAAGAACAAGAGCTTGCTTTGTTAAATTGGCTGGTATTGGGTCTTGAGGACGATCAATAAAAACCTCTCTGTCAATTGTACTAATTGTCGTCCCATATTGTTGAGCATACTTTCTCATATAATATTTTGGCGAATCAAATAACACTTTTCCACGAGACAATTGCACATTACCAACTCCCTCGGATATTTTTGTTATATTGAATGGCTTTCTGGAATTTGCTGCCATGTTCATTACGATGTTCTTCTGGTATGCAAGAGCACCAAAAGTAGCCGCCACATGATTGTCATAAATAATATCCATGGCATCAATACATTTGAATGTTACCTTTGTCGTAACTGTGTCTTCCCTTTCCCACATTGGTTGGAAAATACTGCCATCGTAAATGACTCCATAATCTCCATTGACATATCCTGCCTCAACCAAAACTCTTGCTCCTGATTGTATTAAAAGATTTTCTGTTTGAGGGCTTAAATTATAAACAACTATTTCTGAAAAATTAGGGCACTTCCATCCAGACTTTTCTATCTTGAAAGTGACATCCAGAGATTGATCTTCATAATCACTGTTTGATAAAACATAAGCCTTATACTTGCTGGGATCGGCAGAGGTTTCTGTTTCAGACAAAGGAATGAGAACACTAATCTTCCATTTTCTCCCAAACAGCTTCTCGTTATTGTTTTTCTGTGTAGCTAAAATGTCAGTTGCCATTTTACCCTTCCCATACTAACGCAAAATCCGTCCCAAGATTTTCATCTGTAGGATGATCGTGCTCAAGCGAGTCTTTTGTCGGAACAATATATGCTTTCCCGATGCCAAGATATTCGTGTTGATGCAATATATTCAATTCGTCAGAGCCTACAGAACCGGCAACCAAAGGAACAGAATCAATAATAATTTCATCTGTCGCTGGATCGGTAATTCTCATAACCCAATACCCGCCGATATAATTCCAGCTCAAATTAAACTTCAAGGTTCTGTTCACGCCGTCAATTTCCAGGGTAACAGAAAATTCTTGATTAGGATCACTTGTCAAAGGTATTTTTTGGTATGCCATATTTAACCACCACCTAGTCTTCGTCCCGCTTTACTAAAAATACTTTCACCGTCTGATGCACTTTGAGGTCCTTTTTTTGTTTCCCCTACCGCGTGTCTCTTAGTAAGAGTAACATATTCAACCGGAACAACTGCCATCATCACTTGTCTTAAACTAACGGTACATCGTAAACTATTAGCGGATTTGTAATCATCTGAAACACTCATATTTTCAATGATCATATTGGTATAATAATGAAGACGAGTCCTTACAGAAACCAAAACTCTTTTTTCCTTCAATTTGCGTATTACTTCATAAGCCGAAATAGACTTTGTCTTACTGCTTGCAAATTGACCAGCTACAATAGGCTGAACAGAATCTGAAACCAAAACTTCAATCGTCAATTTGTCGGGGAGATTATAAGCATGATCGCTGATATTTGATCCGCTTTGAACAGGATGTTCCGTTACTCTTACAGAACCTGAATGATTCTCCTTCGTAAATGCATCAAAGTAGTAACCAACAGATACTTCATAAGTTTCCCCAGTCTCTCCTTTTCTCTTCTCAACTTCGGATATGTTGGGGGCAAGATAGATCATTTGATCTTCATCGCTGCCATAATTCCCCCAGTCGGCAGGACGATAAGCATCGGAACCGGGAGCATCATCGATAGAAGGTCTTTTTAATATTTGATAAACATTCCAAGCAGCCTTACCAACCATATAAAGAGATGATAATGAATTTACTGTGCTTGTTATTGACATTTACATTCCCTCTTTAAGTTACACCAACCTTGCCTGCTCTAACCTTATCAAATTTTTCTTTTCTTAATTCTTGTATTGATCTTTTCACACCTTTTGTGGCTTCGTCTGCAATTTGCTTTGGGTCTGTGGTTTGTGCATTGATGGTAACATTTACATTGTAAGTCTCTTCGCTTGTAGCTTCAGAAGCTTTTGCATAAACAGGAGAGCCGGGAGGAGTTTGCGGCATACTTTTAACTCCGGGTGTAGTCTTCGTCATATCTCCGGGAAATATAATTCCTGTTTTCTCTTTATATTGATCCATTACCGTTTGTAATCTTTTTACTTTAAGTTTTTCCACCATTGTTGTTGGTGCTGTTACTCTTCTAACAATTGGCTTAAGAGGAATTTGCGGAGTATTTTTAATTCCAGGCAATATCTTTGCTAAATCAGAACTTGTAGTGCCAACTCTTTGTCTGTATTGACTTAATCCAGTGTCTGCTCTTGCTATGGAAGCCCAACGACCAGCTAAAACATTTTGATATTGACTTTGAGAAATACTTCCCTTCTTAAATTGCTCTGTTTGTTTCCAAATTAAAGAAAGAGCCAATCTATCTTGTAGTTCTGGTGTAAATTTTTCGTCTTTAGAAATACCAAGTCGTGCAAGCTCACCAATATCTTTACCTGATCCAAATAAAGTTGATCTGGTGAACTGATATTTTCCCAAAGCACTGGAGTTTAATTTATTTTTGGGATCAGCCAACATCTTTGTTTGGTGTTGTTCAATCTCTGCTAAAGTCATTTCTGTAAGAGGTTTTGCTGTTTTGCCTCCATAAGCACCATAACCAAGAGTCACATCATACCCTGAAGAGTAGCCCTTTTTTCTTGCTTGTTCGTCAGAGGTTCCTTCGCCTCTGGCTATGACGTTCAACAATTCTTTTTCCTGTGGAGCAATAGCAGTTGGTAGCTTTGTTGGCGTTGGTGCACCTGAAGGAGCAACAGCCTTTTCTTTAGCTTGTTCATCTGCGATAGCTTTTTTAGCCTCCTCTCTTTTCCTATCTCTTTCTGCTTTTTCGTCAAAATGAAGTTTCTCAAGTTCTGCAAGCTCTTTCTCCAAATGTTCTTTCCATCCTAAACCACTTTCATGCTTTTTACCTTTTAATGCAGTCCATAGATGATCTGCAATAACTATTACACTTAAAATTGTCTTTTGAAGAGTAAACTTTAAAAATTCAGCAAACTCCCAAAAAGGCTCAAGCAATTCAGAAGACTTTCTTCCATCGCAATAAGCATAAAAATCTTCAAGTAATAAAAAGAAAGTTGTTAAAGCAACAGTTACAGCAGCAATCGGCCCTAACACAGGACTAAACACTGCTATAAGAAGGCCAGACAATATAACCAACTGCTTCCCCAAAGGACCCATCATATCCCAAATTTTAATAAGCCAATTCCATATTGTTGAAAGAACAGGGACAGCAACATCTTTTACGTCTCCAAGAAACCGTATTACCGTCAATGCAAGTTTTATGGGAACATCCAAAAATTCTGCCAACTGCTTTGTCCAGATAGGTATTTTTTCAAAAATTGTTTCGGTAAATGATCTCAACTGGGATTTAAGTTCTGCTACGCCACCTTTGTTAAGATTAAGAATATGAACAGCCAACCATTCAAGAGAAAGTTTTCCGGCAAGTTTCAATCTATCAAACTCATGGCCAATCCCACGAACTTGCTTCAACATATCACGAGATTCTTGCGGAATTTCAAGCTTATTGACCATATCTACGAGATCAAAATATCTTTCTCGCAATTCAACGTTCCAAGCAATCTCCTGAAGGCTGTTGCCCATGGTTTCAGAAGCAAGAGTAAAGGCTTTTGTTGCTTGCACAGACATAAACATCCGTTGTGCAAGCAACTGATACTGCATATCAGCCTTTGCTACCTGATTTACCATCTTGGTTATTTCAATGGTAATGG